CACATACCACCCCAGTCGAATCTCTCCCCGCGAAAACGCAAGGTGCCCGGACAGGGCGGAACCGGGCCGGCTCGCCGTCGGAAGGGTCGGAACGTGTCGGCGATCGAGCGAACGATCGCTGCGCTGCGTGGGGCCGGTCGCCTGGTCGATGCTGACGCCGGCTCACTTGCCGCCGTGCGCACGACGGCCATCGCGTTCGACGACGCGGCCGGTGCCTACGACATCGCCGTCATCGCGCGCGTGCATCTCGCCGCGCTGGGCGGCCTCCTAGCGGGACACCAGGCACCGCCCGATGACGAGCTCGATCGATTCCTCGCCAGTCTCCGCTCCCCCGAGGTACGCGACTCCCAGAAGTCCTGAGCGCGCGACGTGGGGCGAGCGCGTGGCGCGGATCTCGGCCGCTCTTGGCTCGCCGCTCCTGCCGTGGCAACGCCTTGTCGCCGACGTCGGCCTCGAGCACGACGATCGCGGCGTCCCCTACTACCGCGAGGTCCGCCTGACGGTTCCGCGGCAGCAGGGCAAGACGACGCTGATCCTCGCGATCGCGACCGATCGATGCCTCGCGTTCGACCGCCCGCAGCGCGTCCTCTACACCGCGCAGGATCGCAACCACGCCCGCGAGAAGTGGATCGAGCAGGTCGAGATGCTCGAGCGCTCGCCGCTCCGTCGCCTGTTCCGGGTGCGCCGGTCGAACGGTTCGGAGCGCATCACGTGGCGCACCGGCTCGGTGCTCGGCATCACGGCCTCGGGCGACAAGTCCGGGCACGGCTTCACGCTCGACGAGGCGTTCATCGACGAGGCGTTCGCCCAGGTCGACGATCGTCTCGTGCAGGGGTTCCGGCCGGCGATGGTCACGCGCCGGGACGCGCAGCTCTGGATCCTCTCGACGGCCGGAACGGAGGAGAGCGTATTCCTGCGCGACCGGGTGGATGATGGCCGTGCGAGAGTTGAAGCGGGCGAGCGTGCCGGCGTCGCGTACTTCGAATGGTCGGCTCCTGACGACTGGGTGGTCAGTGACCGCGAGACCTGGAGGGCCGCGATGCCGGCGCTCGGCCTGACGATCGACGAGGAGACGGTCGCGGCTGACTTCGCGACGATGGACCAGGGCGAGTTCGCGCGCGCCTACCTCAACCGATGGGCGCCGAAGGGCGTGCCGGTGTTCGCGCTCGGGCAATGGCTCGCGTGCCTCGACGCGGAGAGCAGACCGACGGGATCGCTCGCGTTCGGGATCGACGTGGCGCCGGATCGTTCGACGGCGTCGATCGCGGCTGCCGGCGGACGGGCGGACGGGCGCGTCCACGTGGAGCTCGTCGAGCGCCGCGACGGCACGGACTGGGTAGTCTCGCGCATGGGCGAGCTCGTCGATCGCTGGCGGCCGGTGGCGGTGGCCATTGATCCCGGAGCTCCGGCGGGCTCGCTCGTGACGGAGCTCAGCGCGGCGCACCGGATGCCGCTCCTGCTCTGCACCGGGCGCCAGTACGGGCAGGCGTGCGGCCTGTTCTACGACGACGTCGCGCAGGGCAGGCTCGCGCAGCGCGGCCAGCCGGCGCTCGACGACGCCGTGATCGGCGCCCGCAAGCGGCCGCTCGGCGACGCCTGGGCCTGGGCGCGCATCCCCGAGGCGGCCGACCCGGCGCCGCTCATCGCCGCGACGCTCGCCCGTTGGGGATGGTCGGCCGCGCCGGCGTCGGGGCCGCAGATCTTCGTCTAACTCTGGGCGCGGTAGTCGCGCACGACTGTTCCTATCCACCGGCTCGGGCGTATCGTGCGCACGTGGGGACCTTCCTAGATCGACTGTTCGGTCGGGCTGGTACGGCATCGCCAATGTCAACGGTCCCCACGATCATCGCGCCGACGACCGTGCCGTGGGTTTCGGGCGGATCGACCCTCGGTCTATCGGCCGTCTGGCGGTGCGTCAACCTGATCTCGGACACGCTCGCGGACATGCCGTGGCGCGAGTGGACGGGACCCGACCAGGCGCCGATCGAAGTACCGCAGAGTCGGCTGGTTCGGCGACCGATGGCCGGCCCGTCGCGGCGCCAGTGGACATGGCGCGTCGTCGCAACCGAGTGCCTCTACAACACGGTCTACCTGCTCCATGTCGGCGGCACGGATTCCGACGGGGTGCCCTGGTCGCTCATGCCGATCCCGCCGGCGGCGATCATGCCCGTGACGCCGTCCGACCCGTGGGGACTCTCTGAGCCGACGGAGTACCTCGTGGGTGGCCAGATCGTCGGCGTCGACGATCTCTCGATCATCCGCCGGTCGCCGTTCCCGGGCATCAGTGACCAGGCGGCCGGCATCCTCCAGATCGCCCGCGCGCAGTTCCAGGCGTACCTCGCCGCTGACACGCATCTCGCCCGCTACTGGATGGCCGGCGGGCCGACGATCACGCAGATCCGCACCGACGCGAACCTGACGGACGCCGAGGCGGAGACGATCTCGGCGCGCTGGGCTGAGATGCGTGCCAAGGGCGCGAACATGCCCGTCGTCATGGGTCACGGCGCGGAAGCGAAGCCGTTCGGCGCCGACCCAACCACCGATTCCGCAGTCGAGGCGCGGCGCGAGATCGTCGCCGACATCGGCCGCTATTTCGGCGTCCCGTCGCGCATCCTGAATGCGCCGGCCGGCGACTCGGAGACGTACGCCAACGTCGAGAACGACGCCACGGACCTTTGGCGATACACGCTGCGCGGCTACGCGGGCCCGATCGAGGATGCCGTGTCGGAGCTCCTGCCGGGCGATTACCTCGCGGGCCGGCGGATGCGCCTGGATCCGACAAGGTACTTGCAGGGCGACTTCCAGAGTCGGGCGCAGGGATATCTGATGCTCGTGAACGCGGGCATCCTCACGATCGACGAGGCGCGAGCCGGCGGTTTCGGACTGGGACCGCTGCCAGAAGGGGCGACGCCACCGCCGGCGTCGGGCGCGCCGACCGCAATTCCGGCGGCGATGGCACAAGTTGGAGCGTGACATGGCACGAGAACGGGCAGATTCGGGCGATGTCGACGTCGAGCCCACGGTAGAGACGCCGACCGAGGACGAGCCCACGCAGGACGACATGGACGCCGCGGTAGCGGCTCACAACGACGCCGAGATCGCGAAGGCGAAAGAGGCGCTCGAGGAACCGAATCCGAAGTGACCGAGCTCGCCCGCGAATGGTCGGGCTCCGTCCTGCTCCGCGCCGCAGGCGCGCCCGAGGAGCGGATCATCGAGGGCATCGTCGTGCCGTACGGCCAGGTCGCGACCGTGCGCGATTCACCGACCGGCCGGCCCTACCGCGAGACGATCGCGCGCGGCGCGATGGACGGCCTCGATCCGACGCGCGTGCGCCTGGAATACATGGCGGATTCGTCGCCCCAGACGTACAACCATCACGAGGGCGCCCGATTGATCGGCCGCGGTGTTGCGGCGGATCTCGGCGGCGACGGCGCCCTCCTGTCCTTCAAGGTGAGCAGGACGCCGCTCGGCGACGAGGCGTATGAGCTCGCCCGCGACGGTGTGCTCACCGATCTCTCGGTCAACTTCTCGCCGGTGTCGGAACGGCGGACCCGCGCCGGCATCGTTGAACGCACAAAGATCGATCTCGGCCGGGTCGCCCTGGTCGCGAGTCGGGGCGCCTACCAGGGCGCGCAGATCACGGCCGTCCGGGCCGCGATGGAGGGTGATGACGTGCCTGACAAGGACACCACGACGGCGCCGGCCGAGGATGCCGAGGACAAGGCCGAGGAGGCCGAAGAGGCGCCGAAGGCGGAACGCCCCAACCGGACGCGCGTGACGGTTGACGTCGATCGCGCCGCGGCCGAGCGCGACACGGCGCAGGCGTTGAGCCGGGCGAGCTCCGGGCCGCGCGTGCAGATCACACGCGCGGAGATGGTCTACCGCGCCGACGCCGCGTGGTCGGGGCGCGACGAGCGCGGCCAGCGCGTGTCGCTCCTGTCGGACGGCTGGAAGGCGCGCAACGGCGACATGGCGGCCGCCGAACGGCTCTTCCGCTGGGAGCAGGCGCGTACCGAGTACGAGCGGGCGGCCGAGGCCGCTGCCATGCCGCTACTCGCCCGTGCCGGCGACGTCCTGAGCTCCGAGATCGGCGGCGCCTATCCGAACGACTACATCCCAGGCCTGCTCACGCCGCGCATCCTCAAGGGCCGGCCGATGGGCGGCTTCTACGATCGCTATCCGATCTCCGACGGCCTGCCGAAGATCTTTCCGAAGGTGACGACGTCGACGGTGGTCGTCGCGCAGTCGGCCGAAGGCGTCAACCCGGCGGCGTCGGATTTCGCGACCACGCCCGTCACCGTCACGCCGCTTCTGTACGGCACGTACACCGACGTCGCGCGGCAGGTGATCGACGGCTCGTCGCCGGCGGCCGAGGCGATGGTGATCGCCGACATGATCGAGGCGTACGCGCAGGCGACCGAGGCGGTCATCAAGACTGCCGTGGAGGCGGGCTCGACGGCGTCGGGCGTCGCGATCGTCGCGGCAACGCCGTACCAGGGCACGCTCGGCAACGTGATCGCCTACTACGCCGCCCGCTTCAGGGGCGCCGGCGCGCAATTCATCCCGGCCGCGCTGTATCCCGTCCTGTTGTCGCAGGCGGACACGACGGGCCGGCCGCTTCTGCCGGCGATCGGCCCCATCAACTCGGACGGCACCACGGCAGACGGCGCGATCGGCGCGTCGCTCCTGGGCGCGACCGTGTACCTCTCCTACGCCTCGACGGCAAACGTCGTCGTCACCGGTCGCGCGAACGATTTCGTGATCTTCGAGAGTCCGATCGCGCGCTTCACGTATGACCAGGTTGTCGGGCCGGCCGCCGTGCGCGTGGGCGTCTGGGCATATCTCGTCGTCGGGCAGAGGCTCGGCTCGATCAAGGTGACCGCGGCGTAGATGGCCTACGTCACCCTCGCCGAAGTCACCGCGATCCTGGGGCCCGGAGCCGACGCGGCCCGGGCCCAGACCGCGATCGACGCCGTCACCGAATGGATCGACACGCGGGCCGGCGCACCGTTTTCCGCCCCAGTGCCGGCCCGCGTCCATCAGTTGGCCCTCAACGGGGCGCTGCGCTTCTACCACGATCCGGAGGCGCCCTATGGCGTGATCGCGGCAAGCTCGGACGTGCCGATGTACATGCGCGGCCTGATGACCGACGCGGATCCCCTGCTCCTGGGCCTGCGGACCGACTTCGGGATCGGCTGATGGCCTCGCCGCGGACCGATCTCGCCACGCGGCTCGACGCGGCGGCGCCGGCGAACGTCTCGGTGTTCGCCGAGGAGCCCATCACGCCGCCGGCGCTGCCGGCGCTGCTCATCCGGCCGGGCAGCCCGTACCGCGAGCTCGGCGCGATCCCGGATTGCCAGGAGCGCTGGCGCCTCGAGGTACTCGCGCTCGTGCCGATCGATACCGCCAAGTCGCTCGACGCGCTCGATTCGCTGATCACCGTCGCCCGCGACGTGATCCAGGCGATGCCGTGGGCGACCTATCTCGGCGTGCGTTCGGCGCCGGGACTGTTCTCGATCGGCGGCCAGCAGATGCGCGGCGCTCTCGTCGATTGTCACGTGGAGGTCTAGAGATGGCGCGGCTCTTCATCAAGGACGCGAGCGTGAAATTCGTGATCCCGCCGGGCCCGTTCTCGGGCGCCGTGGAATACAACTGCTCGGTCAAGACGGCCGAGCTCGTCACCACGCCCGGTGACATCACGAAATACGCGACGCTGTGCGACACGATCCAGCAGCAGGGCGCATCGAGCTACGCGATCCACCTCGTCGGCGTGCAGGACTGGGCGGCCGGCGGCCTGTCGCTCTTTCTTTGGACAAATGCAGGAGCGACTTGCAGAGTCGTGATCCAGGCGCACGGCAAGAGCTCCGCGTTTGCCGCGGCGACGCCCGGCATCGACGCCACCGTCGTGCTCTCGGAGGGCACGTACGGCGGCGAGTCGAACACGTGGGCCGAATTCGAAGTCGAGCTGCCCTGCACCGCGCGGCCTGTGCTCGCCGTAGCCACGCCGACGGGCCTTTCGCCCGAGCAGCAGGCCAGCCTGGAAGCACTCAACACCGCGCCAGAGAAGAGCACCGCGAAGGCGGCCTGATGCCGGTCGAGGTCACCGGCGTTCCCGAGGCCCAGGCGGCGATCCAGGGCGTTGTCGACGACGCGCGCAGCCTGGGCGACGTGCATCGCCTGATCTCGCAGGCGGGCATCGACGCCGCGCGCGCCCGATCGCCGGTGGGCACCGGCCGCCTCGCGGGCTCGATCCAGGGCGATTCCGATGACCGGCAGGCGACGCTCGCTGTGGGCGTCGCCTACTGGCCCTACCAGGAGTTCGGCACGCGCCATCTCCGGGCGCGCCGCTACATGGCGGCCGGCATCCGGGCGATGCGGAAGGTCGCCGGCCGCGAGTACCGAAAGAAGCTCGGCGATGGCTACCGCAAGCGGGCGAAGAGTGCCCGCGCGGCGGCAAAGTCGCGATGACCGGCAACGGCCACGTCGAGGTCACGCATCTGGGCGAGATCCTGGACGCGACGCGCCCGCGCGTGGTCAAGCTGCCGAAGGCGATCGACCGCGGCTCGGTGACGATGTACGAGCTGTCCATGGTCGGGCGGGCGCTCGGCCTCTCGCCGCAGGATCTCGACGCGGCCGTGAAGGCGCAGGGGTGGGAGGCGATCGAGATCCAGCAGGCGCTCGTGTGGGTGATCCTGCGCCGGCGCGAGCCCGATCTCACCTGGGAGGAGGCGCGGACGTTCGCGCTCGATCTGGAACCGGACCCTACGACGCCCGCGACCGCGGGCTCGCGCAGGCGTGGGACCGCCTCATCGTCGATATCTGCCGCGCAACCGGCCTTTCCCCCGCGGACGCCCGCGCCATGACGCAGGGCGAGCTCCGTGCCTGGTCGGAGGCGCTCGACGACGCCCGTCCCCTGACGCAGAAAGCGTTCGACGATGGCTGACGCCCTCGAGATCGTCGCCCGCTTCACGGCCGATACGGCCGATCTCGTCGCGGGCTCCGAGAAGGCGAAGGGCGCGCTCGGCGGCATCAGCGTCGAATCGCTCGCGATGGGCGGCGCCGTCGTCGCCGGCGCAGGCGTGGCCATCGCGGCGATCGCGAGCATGACGCAGGCGGCCGCCGCGGATCGCGACGAGCAGGCGAAATTGGAACAGGCGATCACGGCCGCCGGCGCCGCGACCGCGACGAGCACCGACCAGGTGAACGCGGCCATCGCCGCCAGTCAGGCGAGGGCGTTCACCGATTCCGAGACGCGCGACGCGCTGCAGTCGCTCGTCACCGCGACGGGCGACGTCACGTCGGCGACGGCGCTCCTGTCCACGGCGCAGGACGTCGCCCGATTCGCAGGCGTCGATCTCGCGACCGCATCGGACGCGGTGGCGAAGGCTCAGGCAGGCAACGCGGGCGCGCTCGCGAAGCTGATCCCGGGCCTCGACAAGGGCACGAGCGCGACCGAAACGCTGGCCAACGCGCAGAAGCTCGCGGCCGGGCAGGCGGAACTCTTCGCGACGAGCACCGAAGGCCAGATGGCGATCGCGAACGACTCCTTCTCGGAGCTCGGCGAGACGGTGGGCTCTGCCTTCCTGCCGATCCTCGACGAGCTCGTGCCCGCGATCGTGCCGGTGATCCAGATCCTGGGCGAGCTCATCACGGCGGTGATGCCGCCGCTCGTCGCGATCATCAAGGTCGCCGTCGAGGCGATCAAGATCATCCTGGGCGTCCTGAAGCAGTTCTTCGACATCGCGGGACAGGTGGCGGCGGCCATCTCGGCGAAGCTCACGCCGGTCCTGAACGCGCTGGGGCCCGTGCTCGACGGCGTGGGCAAGGCGATCGGCGGCGTCGTGGACTGGATCAAGAGCCTGCTCGACTGGATCGGCAACGCGATCGGCGCCGTCGGGCGCTTCCTCGACAGTCTCAACCCGTTGAAGGGCATCAGCCTGCCGAACATCAGCCTGCCGTTCAGCGCGCCTGCTCCGGCGAGCACGGTCGCGGCGACCAGGGGGACTCGCAGCACGCGGCAGGCGGGCGTCACGAACGTGACCATCAACACGAGCGCCGATCCCGAGGCGGTGGTCCGCGCGCTTCAGCGCTGGGCCGGCAACAACGGCGGCCGCGGCACGTTCCTGCGGGCGCTCGACCGGGCGGCCGGATGAGCACGGTCCGGGGCGCCGACATCGTCGTGCAGGGCGATCTCGGCGCCCATCCGTTCATCCTCGATCGCGACTTCCTCGACGCCAATCCCGGCTCCGAGCTGACGCCGTGGACGGGCGCCTGGGACGAGGTGACGTGCCTCGTGCTCTCGATCCAGTGGAGCTGGGGCGCCGGCAATCCCTTCGGGCCCCTGACCGAGACCGAGGGCGGCCGGGCGCAGGTCAACCTCCACGACACGACGCGCGCCTACGACCCGAGCAACGCCACGAGCCCGTACTTCAACTTCCTGCGCGTGGGCATGCCGCTGCGCGTGCTCGTCGACGGCGCCGCGGGTTGGACGGGCACGCTCGAGGCGTGGGAGTGGGACGTCGGCGACCAGGTGGCGACCCTGTCGGCGATCGACGCCATCGCGACGCTCGCCGCGCTCGTGGTGCCCGACGACACGCTGATCCCGGCGGGCACCACGGCGTCGCAGGCGGCGGCCGTGCTCGCGGCGGCGGGCTGGCCGGCGAGCGGCACGTACACCGGTACCAGTACGGCGTCGCGCACCGACGTGACCGTCTCGGGACAGGCCATGGAGGCGCTCCACGCGATCCGCTTCGCCGAGCTCGGCGCGGTGTTCGGCACGCGCGCCGGCGTGATCGCCTGGTGGGCGCGCGGCGTGACCGCGTCGGCGACGCCGACGATCGTCATCAACTGCGGCGGCGTCGGCCTGGTGGCGCTGGCGTCGGTGTTCAACCGCGGCCGGGTCCGCAACGTGGTCCGC